CGTTCTCTTGCCGCCCCCGTACCAAACTCGGCGAGTTGTACGCCCGCTCGACCAGCGCCGAGCACACCCAATTTTGTTTGTTGATCTCGTATTTGCTGTTCCTGCACAGCTTTGTTACGATCAAATTCTGCAAGTGTTGCATCAATCACCTGTGTTTGAAATGGTGACATAAAGTCTTGTACGTCTTGTTGAAAAGCTGTTGCTCCTAAACCTACTCCACCTAACGCTGTGCCTGCTGCAGCTCCTGCTGTTTGAGCTTGTTGTAAAAATGGTGCAAAAGATCCTACACCTTGGGTTGCTAATTGTTGTGCTTGTGTTTGTAATGCGTCTTGACTTGCTACTTGTGGTGCAAGTCCTGCTAAACTTTGTTGTCTTGTTGTGAATGCTCTGGCCGCATCTTGTCTTGCTGCAAAATCTTCAGCAGTTTCACCTGGCTGTTGTGATATACCAGCTAAACCTGTTGATACAACTGGGACAGCTGTTTGTGCTACTACCTGTTTTGCTAGATCTTTTCCTAAATCTTCGACAAATTGTGCGGGTAATGTTCTTGTAGTTGTAACAGCCATTATAATACTTCCTCTAATCTTTGTGATGTTTGAAA